TCCCCTCAGATGTGGAAAATATAGTGAGTGAGGAAAGGCCTTGTCTCTTGGCAAAAAATTACTATTATCGAAAACGGATGCTGGTAGGCCATTTCGGTTCGAACGCTTCCTTTTCAACCACAGCAGACACATTACAGACACACAGACACTTCAAACCCGATGACACATCAGACACTTCAGACACCTCAGACACGTGGTGATTAATGAAGCAATAAAACAATGAAACGTTACGGGCACTTGTATGAGCAGGTTTGCTCATACGACAATCTCTTTAATGCTTTTCACAACGCTCAGAAAGGGAAGTCAACCAGGCAGGAAGTTGCAGTATTCAATCTAAACCTTGAGGACAACCTTCGTTCCCTGCAGTATGAGCTAGAAGAGATGACATACCAAACTTCGGAATATGTCACATTCATAAAAAGAGAACCAAAAGAGCGAGTAATATTCAAACTCCCTTTCAGAGACAGGGTGGTCCATTGGGCCATCATGCAGGTTATTGAGCCAATCTGGACGTCACAGTTCACTGCTGATACATATGCATGCATCAGGGGGCGTGGTGTTCATTCCATGACAGCCAGGGTGCGACAAGACATCAGGAAAGATCCTGATGGTACTCGCTATTGCTTGAAAATTGATGTAAAAAAGTTTTATCCAACCATTAATCACTCCATTCTAAAAGAAGTCATTCGCAAGAAAATTAAAGATCCTAAGCTACTGATCTTGCTCGATAGACTTATCGATTCAACAGATGGGGTGCCAATAGGCAATTACACGTCTCAATTCTTCGCAAATCTTTATTTATCGGAAATGGATCACATCCTAAAAGAAAGTGTGGGTGTGAAATACTATTACCGTTATGCTGATGATGTGGTCCTGCTTTCAGGGTCCAAAGAACAACTACATGCATGGCTGGTCTGGATGAATGATTACATGGAAACGGAGAGAGATGTAAGCCTGAAAAGAAATTATTCAATTTTCCCAATAACCAATGGCGTTGATTTTGGCGGGTATGTGATTTACCCGACACACACGCTAGCCAGGAAGAGAAACAAGAAGAGCTTGTGCCGGCAGGTGGCGAAATGGAGGAAAAAGGGACTCACCAGTGAAGAGATAAGGCTAAAAGAGTGCAGCAGGTTAGGCTTTATAAAACATTGCGATAGTAATCACCTATTAAATGTTTTGGAGATGAGGAAATTTAGTGAGATTCGCAAGACACCTGGAAAGCTCGATGGGGATAAAATTCATATCGATAAGATATTGGATAAAACAATCCGGATCACCGGATACGAGATTACAGAGAGCAAATACAAAGGAGAGTGCCTGACGCTGCAGTTCATGATTGAAGAAGATGTCAACAAAGAAGATGGAAGTACAGAGAAAGAGTGGGTGAAGCATATATGTTTTACTGGGTCGGAAGCATTGATAAATGTCTTTAAAGAAACAGATGCAGAGGATTACCCGGTTGAAGCAAAAATAGTTAAACAAATAATCAAGTCTGGGAAAGGCAATTTCTTCTATAATGTTGTCGATCCCGACGAATAAACAACATTATTATGCACACACAATTTTACACTCAGAAGAAGACGTTCTCAAAGTATGATGGAGGTCATTACCTGCTATACCTGAATGAGAAGGCCACCACAAAGGTGCTGGAGGAAGGAGAGGATCCTGTTCCCGGGTTTGAGTACACTGGCAATTTTGATGATGGAGGGACAATGATCAAGGCAACGGAAGCGACATATGATCAGTTTGTTTCAGGTCTTATTCGTACCCGCTATTCAGCCGATCAGGTTGAAGCGATTCTGTTAAACATTCAATCCGACAATGTGGAGCGAATGACCGAGTTCCAACAGGAATTAGACACTCTTAATGCATTCAGGGAGGAGTGTAAGAACGTGATTGCAGAATTGCTTGATATGTAGGAAGTGGTTTTGTGTTTATTTTCGATGTAGCCCCAGCAGTATTTGTTGGGGCGTTTCTGGTTTCAAAATGGCGAAAAGTGAAGCATTTTATATTTTTATCTAAAAGGCCATGACCATACAAGAAATATTAGCACTCAGCGATTTCAAAAAAGCAGTTGATGTCTTGACGAAAGACACCAGGGGGGATCGTGAGCGCGAGGAGTATCGCAAGGAGTACAAGGGTGAAAGGACCAGGAGGGCAGCCAGTGTTGACAAGCGGGAAAACAAATCTGTTGACATCTATTCTGAGACGGAGACAGAGTTTGATAATGATGGCAATGAGGTCCCAAAAAAGACTGGAACAAAGCCGATATTCGTCGCAAAGGCAAAGACAAACATCCCGAAGCGTATTGTCAGAATTGCAACGGCGTTCCTCTTCGGGGGTGAGATGAACGTGTCATTTGCAGAGGACAATGACGGATCCCAGCACTTCAAGGAGGTTTTTGAAGACAACCTGAAGATGAAGTCTGTTTTCAACCGGTTTGCTCGCATCGTTAAGACGGAGACGAAGAGTGCCATTGTATTCTATCCTCGGCCAACTACCAATGAAGATGGAACTACTGTTACGGATGTGAAAACACTAATCCTGTCCCTGAAGAATGGCGATTTCTGGCCACACTTCGACGACTACGGCGACATGGATGCTTTCACCCGAAAGTACAAAGCCATTTATGATGAAGATGGAAAGGAGCATGATTTCTTGTGGATCCAGACAGCAGATGCTGAATACCGGTATGTTGACATTTCTGGGGAATGGGTGTTGCTCGAAGGATATCCACTGAAGAACCTGGCCGGCAAGATCACTGTTGTATACGCCGAGCAGGATGACCCAGAGTGGGAAGATGTTGCCAATCTGCTCGACTACTACGAGAACAGGATCTCCCGGATGATCGACACGAATGACTACTTCGGTGATCCAATCTTGAAGAACTACGGGGAAAGTTCTCTCCCCTCTAAAAATACTGTTGGCAAACAGATCACATACCCAATCAAGGTCGATCCAAGCTCTGGGAAAGAATATCATGGTGATGCTGATTACCTTGTCTGGCAGCAGTCAATCGATAGCATCAAGCTGGAGCTTGAGACACTTCGCAATGAAATATTTACCGGCTCATCAACTCCTGATCTGGGATTTGAGAACATGAAAGGTATCGGGGCACTGTCGGGCACCGCCATCGAGTTGATGTTCATCGAGGCGTTCATCAAGGCTGCTGAAGGTATGGAAATCTTTGGACCGGTTGTTCAGCGTTCTGTGTCAGTAGTACGTGCGATGATATCGAATATCACCAATACGAAGCTCAAGGAACCACTCAAAAAGGCAAGACCGAAAGTGACATTTGGTACCGTTCTCCCGGATGACCTGAAAGAGATGGTCGACGTATTGTATTTGGCCAATGGAGGAAAAGCGATCAATTCACAGCGCACGATCGTAGCCCGTTCGCCGTTGACGAAGAATGTTGACGAAGAGATTGCCCAGCTGGAGGCAGAAGCAAAGGCTGACAGTGATCGATACAAGGTTGAAGGGATGACTCTCTAACAATGCAAACACTCAGGATAACATATCAGGATAAAAAACACCTCCAGCGTGTGCTGGCCCAGGAGCAGCAGGTGAATGCGCTGTTTAACCACTTCATACGTCTGCTGTCGCCTGAGATGCGGAAATGGAATGATGCCGGTAAATCTGGGAGTGTTTGGATCCGTAATTCAGCGGTAGAGAATAGAATTGACCGGTACTTGAACGAATTTCAGAAATCACTCGAGAAGATGATTACTGAGAACCAGAAGGAGGCTTGGGTGGATGCCGTCACGAAGAATGACGTGATTGTGGAGCAGTACATCAAGGATATGGCCCTTTCATCTACTGTCAAGAGAGGATTATTCAAGCGAAACCTTGATGGACTTACAGCGCTCCAAAAGCGTGTCGATAATGGGATGAACCTATCTCAGCGTATATGGAGCATCACTGAACAGACAAAAGGCCATGTAGAATTCTTTCTTGAAAGTGGAATAGCGCAAGGCCGGTCGGCAGAAGCAATTGGGCGCGATTTCCGGCAACTTCTTAACAACCCCGACAAGAGGTTCAGGCGTGTGAGAAACGATCAAGGAAAGCTGATGCTATCTCAGCCAATGAAGGATTATCACCCTGGCCGAGGAGTGTATCGATCCTCCCGTATGAATGCGCTTCGTGTGGCCAGCACCGAAACGAATATGGGGTACCGTATGAGCGATGCAGAAAGGTGGAAGCAGCTTGATTTTATCCTGGGTTACGAAGTAAAGCGGTCCGCGAATGCTCATCCATGTCCTATCTGTGATTCTCTTAAAGGAAAATACCCCAAAGATTTCATTTTCCCGGGGTGGCACCCATTCTGCATTTGTTATGCTGTTCCGGTTGTGATGGAGCATGATGATTTTGCCGATTTCTTACTGCATGACGACATCCCAAGAAGAAAAACAATAACCGATATCCCCCAGCGTTCGCGCTCATGGATATCTGAATACATGCAGAAAGCCGGCAAGCCACCGATATTCGTTAAGCAAAATGCTTCTTGGTTCAAAGATCGCGATACATAAAATCAATCGCGATCTTTTTGTTTATCTGTTGTCTCCGACTTATTGAAGCCTGATCTTTAGCATGTGAAAATTAAACATCAAACAATTAAAAGTATGACAGTAGAAGAATTATTTTATTTCCTGGAGGAGAATTTGGATAACGGTACGATCGACCTAGAGACCCAAGTGATGTTTGCAAGTCAACCACATTACCCGCTTGTG